TTTAAAGTGGTCGTTGCCACGCCAGTTGTAACACCGCCCCAAGGACCTGCGCCCCAACCCGTGCCGTAGGTAAATACCGAATTACCTGTTGTGATTTGGAACGCAGCCGTAATCCCAGTACCCCCAAAACTAGACGTGCTGGTGTTGGCTACGACCGAAACTGTGATGGACAAGTTATTAGAGTCTACGTATGTAACTTGAAACTCGCTATTCAAAATGGTAGTCGTAACATTGCCAGAACCCGCAGATACGTTTGAAAACGTAACAAAGTCCCCTGTTTGAGCACCGTGCGCGGGAGCGTAGACGTTAACTGTTGAAGACGTGGCGGTTGTTGTAAAAGGGTTTGATAGCGCGTTGGAGTTAGCGGTAGAAAAAGTGATGCGAATTGGCGTAATGTCATTGAAATACCCGCCAGCAGAGCTTTGAATATAGTACTTAAGGTTTGTGCCTACCCCCAACAAGTTATAGCCTGTTGTCGTAATCCAGTTAAACAAAGACCGCGCAATACCCCAAAAAGCGCCGGCGGGAGGTGCTAAAGACCCAATCGCAACCGTACCCGTATCTAACGTCCAACCGCCAATTTTTTCAGGAAAGCCAGAACGAAAACGAATTTTGTCCGATGCGTACCAGCCGCCTTCGTTGGCTAGAGTAGTGCCTTCACGGTTTACGCCGGGGCGAAATTTCAGTTTGTTTAATGGCATGGCTGCATTTTCCCATTAAGTTGACAGCACATCAATAGCACGGTCGGTCAAAGCGATGCGTTCTTCCAAGCCGAAAGTTCCGCCATTGATGATCTTGGTGACAAGCATCCAATTCTCGGCTGCGGCGGCGGCATTCAAATGGTGTGTTGCCCAGAACCATCCCGCACTCATGGCCGCATATTTGGGCGTAACAAGCAGCTCTGGATGCGTAACCACATCAACCCCCACCGCTTGACCAAAGTGCCAGTAGTTGTCATGAAAAGTCAACTGGATACAGCCGCGCCCGTGGTACAGCCATCCCGCGCCAGAAGCTTCGTCCCCGTTGCCGCAACGCCCAGAGTACACCTTATTGGCAATTTTCTCCGGTTTGTGTGCGTATGCGTTGGCAATGTCGTCTGTGGGGAAGCGCTGCGGCCACAGTTTGCGCAGCGTCTCGGCTTTGTAGTTCAGATTCTCTTCAAGCGTCTTGAAATGGTTGCACTCATGGCTGCATTGTCCAATGAACGCGGCTTGCTGATCTACCGTGGCAATATCGAATTTAGCAAAAGTATCGTTGAGCGCTGGCACCCATTCAATGCCGATGCCCAGCCGTTGGAGTTGTTCAGCGTTTACCATTTACGAGCTTTCTCATGGTTTCGTATCGGTCGATGCAGGCGTTGAGTTGGACGATGGCGCTGTCGCCGTCGTCGGTGATGGAGACAAGAGAGTCCGCAAACGCTGGGTCAAGCTGGGCTGTTGTCGTTGAATCTCCGCCGGTAGAGGCGGAACACTCAGTTGGGGTGGCGACACGGACGAACAACCGCTGATTCCCAGAATGAACAGCGTCACGAAACTGTTTCTGAGCAGTGGTGAGTTTGTCTTGTGTTTTCTTGAGTTCTGCATCTGCTTGCTCCTTTGCGTCTTGCATTTCTTGGTTCTTATGGCCAATGACCACAGCGTCTTCGTTCTCTCTTTCTTTGTAGCCTTCATGATGGCCGTACTCAAATACGCCAGCCAAAGCCAACAGCAACCCTAGAATTAGCCAAGGATTAGGCATGGTCATTCCTTCGTAGTTTGGCGTGCAGCGGCAATCGCTTGGCGGTCTTCATCGGGTTCTAAATAGTGCGGGGGATTGACGGGTGTCGTGCCCGGCGTCCACGCAGTCATTTGAACTTCTTGCACAGGCGGTGCAACGTAGGCCGGCGCATTATTTTTGGCCGCAGCCATCATATTAGAAGCCTCAGTCACTGCGCCTTTGGTCAAGATGCCGCCCACGCCGCCAACAATCAACAGCACAATGTCGTTGAGCATCTTGGTATAGGCTTGGTCAATTGGAGCCATCGCTTTGATAGGCTGGGTCACAAAAGTCACCGAATACAGCAGTGCAAAAACGATGAACACCAAAATGAGTGTGACCATCACGATCACAAAAGCCCGAACCCGGACTTCAATCTCATCGGCACTGAGACGCGGCTGGTTGCTGGCTAGAAGCTTGAGCAGGATTTCCTTCACTTTTCTTCTCCAAAACAGGGGCCACCAGATACTCGGGGCAAGTTTGTGTGAATTCACACATGGGTTTTTGGCACTGCTTGTCAGCAAAGTGCGTGGGATCTTGGCAAGTGTAACGGTAGCGGTCTTCGCAGCCAACCAGTAACAAAGCCAGCAAAATCGCGTATTTCATTCTTTGTCCTTTTTAGCTTGTTCAATTTCCCGCTGGGCCTGTTGCAGCTTGCGCAGGGTGTGCTCCATTGCCATTTCAGCCACATACGCCCTATACCAAACGTACCCCGCCGCCGGAATCAATAACGCAAACAAGAGCACCAGCAAAATTAAAATGGCGTGAAACCCCGAGTCGCTAGACGCACTGTAAGCATCAAGCCCCACATCCACGCCGCCAGCCCCACCAGAGTTACCCCTAGCGCCAGACGCATTGATCGACGTTGACGGATTGCCTCGCGTAGCCACCTTGCTTCATTCCTTTTGCGGATGTGCTCGCGCCGAGCAAATTCCTGTTCGTCAATGATGCGTTCATACATCTTGAGAAACCTTGTGTATATGTCCTTCAACTCAGGGGGCGCATACACCATTGCCTCTCGGATCTCGACGCTCAAGTTCTCCAGTTGCAGCTCAACAAGTGAGCGCTCCATTGCTTTTTTAGCGACGTTTTGGTCTGGATCGTAGACTGTAACTGATGTTTCTTCCAAGTCCGCGTAGTAGTTCTTGAGCTTTTGGTGGATGTCAAAGAACTCCCCCATCTTCTGGCCAATGTCAACAATGAGTTGGGTCTGCAGTTCTTCGGGGTCTTGGGATGCACGAGTCTTTTTAACGGGCACAGAAGCTGCGGCGGCAAGCTGGACGACTGGCGCACTCGCACTTTTGATTCCCAATATCCCTTTAACCCACCCCCAAAATCCTGTGAGTTCCTTGGCAACAGCTTTAACGTCGCCAACAGTGCGCTCCACACCTTTTTTAAACTCTTCAATGGCCATGCGGCCTTCGTGCAGTTGGTCGCACCCAGCCTTGATCTGTTTGACCAGAGTGACTGCACCAAAGAGAAGGGTGATTGGGTCCACATCTTAGGTTTTGATGATGAAGTAAATGCCCAAATATGGAGAAATTGTATTCATCGCACTATTTGTGGTGGAGTTGTTGCCAACCGTGATGCCGGTTGTCGCGGTGCTTGTGTTGTCTGTATATGTGCTTGTAAAACAAGGTGTCGAGCTGCCCGATTGAGGAGCCGCATTGTAAGCATGTGCGTATGTGTGGTTGTGGCCCGGGTCTGTCACAGGGTGGGTGTGAGCAGGGAGGTTGTTTGCCACAATCGTTGTTGTTGCCGAACCACCGGTAGCGCCAACAGACGCAGCAGTAGACCCAACACCAATTGGCATACGGTCTGCATAGTTTGGCAAGTTGAACGTGGTTAACCCATCGCCCGAACCGAAAGTTGTTCCAACAATTGCAAACAAAGCTGCATAGGTTGTACGAGAAATAGCTGAGCCGTTACAGAGCAAATATCCACTAGGAGCCGAAGAAGTCGGCCACATGTTGATCGTGCCGGTGATTGCGGCAGAAGCAAGGGCTCCTTGAACAAAAGCGGTTGTGGCAATTTTTGTTGAGCTGTCCGTAGAGGGCGTCACCGTAAGCGCTGTGGCCGTGCCAGCCAAAGAGGTCGTGCCCGACAACGTAGTGGCTCCAGCAACGGCAAGTGTTCCGCTTAAAGAGGTGTTGCCTGTGACGCCCAGAGTGCCTGCTACGGTTTCATTGCCGCCCACGGAGAAATTACCCGCCACACCAGTGCTGCCTGCGTAAAAATTTGTGCCATCGCAGTAGACGGAGGTCGTTGTGCCGTTGGGAATGGTTACTGTAGTGCCAGTAGATGCGCCAATGGTGATGGCATAACCGCCGGTAGTTTGGTTAGATACCACGTAGTATTTTGTAACTAGCGGTGTAACTACTTGGAACACGCCGGAATTCGTTCCTTTGACCACAAGCACCATGTTGTTAGATGGAGACACCGCGCCTTGGGTGTTTGTCAGCGTGTAGTTAGCGCTGGACATGGTGATGGTGACAACGCCGGCGATAGCTTGCTCAATGATTTGCAAGTTGGTGTTGGTCGTATTGCCCCACGCGCCGGCTTGTTGACCTGTGCCGATTAACGTGAGTTCAAGGCTTGATGAAAATGTAGACATAGTGTGTTCCTTTTTTTATTGTTTGGCAGCGGCGACTGGATCAAGTGTCCATGTCACATTCGAAGCTGCAATCAAACTTTCAATGTCTGTAGCTGCCGCAATAGCTGTACGCGCTGTTTGAGCTTCGGTGCGAATTTGAGCACGCCAAGTCTTCCAACCTGAGTCTAATGCCGTGCCAGTTTCAGCGGCTTTAATGGCCATGTAATCGCTTGGAGACAGCAAAGAATGAGCCGTGGCATTGATCTGTGCTGTGGCGCTGTCTTTGAGCTGAGTCAAGTCTTTGGGCGTTGCATTGAACGTGCCATCGTTATTGGGTGTCACCCAGTAGTAGCGATCATCAGGGCGTGGCTGATCCGCAACCTCCGTGATGCCAATGGCTTCTTTCTCCGCAAGCGTTGAAAGACGTAACCAGTTGGCTGGATATTGCACACCGTTATGCTCAAAAGCATTGTCGGGGCTGAGTGGTTGACCGTTTAGTAAAAACATGAGTTACCTCGCTAGATATGAAATTGCTTTAAGCATTAAGTCAGGACTGTCTTTTAACAATCCTAACGCTGTGTTGCATGAATCACAAAGCAATCCTCTGACTCTACCAGTTGTATGGCAATGGTCAATGCTTAATCGCTTTTTGTGAGTGTTGGGGGGCAATGAACCACATATTGCACACGCACCATTTTGTTTTTCCAACAATTTGTTGTATTCGTCAAAATCAAGGCCGTAGTTATTTTTCATGTGCCATTCAAGGTCGTATTCTTTTGTTTGGCTACGACCATGTTTGTACGCAGGAGATTGTTCGCCTTTACGTTTTTGCAAACATCCCCAAGATTTTGTTCTGCCATAACGAATGTTCCCAGTGTTTAACACTGTTTCGTTACCGCAGTCACATTTACACAGCCAGCGCCATTGACCGTTTTTGGTTTTCTGTTCTGTGCGGCTTACAACCGTAAGCAGGTTGTATTTGTGGCCTGTAATGTTGATTGACTTTGGCATAGGTCAGCGGGCAAGAGAGACTTTAAAAGGTGATTCGGCAAAGGTTGCGTAGATGTAAGTTTCACCTGACGCATTTCCACCACCAGATACATTTTTTAATTTAAAACCATTTGACAATATATCAAGAATCGGTCTTCCATCTGCTTCTGCTCCGTTTGTGTTTGGAAGCAATTGCAATCCTGCTACGTTATATGTATCTCTTGATGTATCATAAATTTGCCAATTTTCTGAACTTGAAGAACGCTTTAATAAAATAAACCGTGGTCTAAATCCACAATACACAAAAGGACCATCAGTAGACCCGTTACCCGTGTATGACCCAAACTTGCTGAAACCAGCTACTGCAGACCAGCAGTAAGCAATCATTGTGTTTCCGCTGTTGTTTGTTGAGCCGCCAACTCCAACGCTGAAAACACTGCTTGTTGGTGCGGTGTTGTTCCAAAAATTCGCTGAAGATGCAGCGGCAGCAGTTGTGTCAAGCAAAAGATATTGTGTTGCGCCAATCGCAGAATGGTAAACACCCCAATCAGCACCAGAAGCAGAACGAACTTTTGTGATGATAAAAGAAGGAGCAACACCAAGCCCATGACCCACGGTAGCATTTGCACCTGTGCCTGTGTAGGTGACGATGCTAAATCCAGCCGTAGCATTCACACTCACAGTTGATGTGATAGTGCCGTTGGTGTTGGATGATGATGAACCAGCGCCTGCTTGCCATTGCCAACCAATGTATGTAACGGCGTTTGTGTTGACGCCGCCACCAACACTGTCAACGCCAACTGAATAGCCGTTGCTATTAAAAGCAGTCAAGCTATTTGCTTCTGACGTATCTCCATTGGTTGTGTTTGATTGCAAATCTACGTTTGTGCCTCTTAAAACATCAAACAATCTGTGAGAGTAAGAAGAGCTGCTGCGAGATTTGACCCAAACAAAGTCAGGCTTGAACGACACACCAGTTGTAGTGTTGTTGCTGTTCAAAATGTTTTGTGCAGCACCCGTACCCGTATAGGTCGTAGCAGCCATGTAAGACGCACCATTCACAATGGTTGGCGTTGGCAAGTTGTATGTGTTCAGAGCCACAAAGCCTGTGGGTGGGGTGTAGCTGAACGGGCGTTGACCAAAGTTTATTTCACCACTTGCTGCATAAGAACCAACCACAATATCAATATCGTTTGTGGCAGAAATAGACGTTGTTCCAACCAGCGCGTTGTTGCGATAAGTGCTGACTTGATTATTTACACGGTCTATGGCGAGTGCAAGGACTTCACCAGATGTCGTTGTTGTGTAAATGGTTGCTATATCGCCAGCCGAAGCTGTCAACGCCATAGATGGCGTACACAATCCAAGAAACGATACGTTGTTTGATGTCCACGGTTGAGTCGATGTAAATTCAACATAGAACTTACTGCCGACTGCTGGCTGCATTGTTGCGCGAGCATTAGCCCAATATGCGTTCGTGTTTTGATACCGCAAATTTCCGTTACTCAAGAATGTATTTGAGTACGCGTTGAGAAAATTTATTACTGGGTAATTCCCACGACCATTCCCGCCATCAGCGTAAGGCGTTGGCACATCAATCATGCTGTCGTAGGTAACACCAGTAGTCAGAGAGATGTTGTTGGTTGTCCAGTTGTTGCTGTTGCCAGACGTATCGTAGCCAAGCGTTGTGGTGGACGCATTGTTGTTGAAGTTCAGATAGTAACCGTTAGTCCCATAAGTACCGCTGTACTTGATAGGTTGCCACACACCTGTTGTAGTGTTGTATGCGCCAAACGATGATGGTGTTAGGGCTTGACCGTCAATGAAGTTGACTTCAGTGAGGTAGCCGTCAAAATATGTTCCAGCCGTATATGCTCCGTTTATAACTTGCGCTCCGATTGAGTGCAACGTGCTTGCATGGTTAAATGAATACGTTGTATTAGAAACGGTTGTGCCAGTCGTTGTCTGAGCTACGCCATTTACATAAATCGTCACCGTTGTTGTTGTGGCGTTGTACGACAAAACAATGTGATACCAAGATGAAGGGTCACGATAAACAGCATTTGTAACAAGGTTTACTGTTACAGCGCCACCAGTAAAAAACTGCAATTGGTCTGATGAGTTGAATCTGAACCCGTCATAAGCAGGTGATGCGCCTGTACTGGCATTAAACAATGAACTAATTATTCCAAGAGAACCACGTTTAACCCACGCACTCCATGTCCAAATTTTTTCGTTTGTTGGCGTAGTAAATGTTCTATTTAAATAGGCAGATGCAGACGAACGAAACCGCAAGCTGCGGTTAAGTGTGTAGCCACTTGGGTTGCTTGCAGATAAAACTGGAAACGTCATTACGCCACCGCCTGTGAAATTCCTTGTTGGTACAAGTTTGTGCCATCACTTCTGAACACAAAGTAATCTTTTGCTCCAGCGGCAGTTGACAGAGTTGGCGCTGTGCCGTTTGCCCACTTAAACACTGAGTTCCATGATAGCGTATTTGATCCGCCATTCTGGATCACCGCAAGGGCATAGAACGCACCGTTGGACAAGTTTGTTGGTGCACCCATGGTGCGGTTGGTTGAAACAAACGTGAATGTTGCCACTTGACCTTTTGAGGTGTCCCAAGCAATTGTTGCAGCGTCAGTTAAGTTGATGTTTGGCGCGTATGTTGTGCTTGGGATTGATGTGATGCCTGTCGTGTTGATGGTCATCGCATCAGTCGCAGAGCTGCCAATCACAAGGTGAATTGCGTTTGAGCCGATTGTGCCCAACACCAAGTCGGTGCTGCCAGACAAAAAGAACGCATACCCAGCGGCATTGATTGAGCCTGTGCCAGTGTAACCCGATGAGTTGATACCCACGGTGGCAAAGTTGGTTGTGGCCGTTCCTGAGTCGTTGTAAGCAATGAACTCAGTCGAAGCAGCAGTGCCGTTTGACTTGTTTTGCAAGACGGCTTGCAAATAACCGTTGGTCGTACCAACGCCATTTGACACAATGCCCGTGTCGCTGAAACTTAGCGTGCCACCAATTTGGAAGTTGCTGGTGTTTGACGATGTCAGCGCAGAGATGCTCAAAGACGCCGCAGGAGCAACGAATGTTGTCCCGTTGAATGTAAACGTTGAGCTTGATTGGTACGCGCTGGTGCCGTTGCCATACGGAATATAGTTGGCCGTCAAGCTTGACAAACCTGTACCGCCGTTTGCGACACCCAAGATGCCTGTAACTTGAGTTGCCAAGTTGACAGTACCAATGATCTGTTTTAAGTTGCCGTTGGTATCGTAGCTTCCATCGGTTGTCCAAGTATCCCCAACCTGCAAAGTGACTTTGACAATTGTTCTTGTGCTGGCAGAGTTTACGTATCCCACTGTGACCGTTACCGCCGCTGTGTCGGTGTTCTCGATGGTGATTGTTTTAACAATGCGTCGAGTTGAAGACGATGGTGATGCAACCAAAGTTACCGCAGTGATGCCGTTTAAAACGCCGTCGTTTGCACCCTCAACAAATGTTGAACCGTTGTTGTCGGCGTAAGCTGCAGTGAAGTTTGGATTTGTGGTGGCGGCAGCGCCGGACATGACCGCTGTAATTGATTTTGATGTTGTGTCTAAAATAAACATGAGCAGCCTTTATCCATTGATCCACGCATAAGCGTAAGAGTTTGTTTGTTCAAAACCAACCTGCTCTGCAGGATAGTCACACCACACATTGAGTGCACCCGAAAATGTCACAGCACTGCCAGAGTTGCTTGACGACAAAATGGTTGTGCGTGTCAGTGTTGGCCCTGAAATTGAATACGTACCAATACCAACTTCCCAGTTTCCAGAACTGTCTGTTGCAGTGTAATACGTTGTATTTCCATTTCCAATGACTGTGAAAGATTGAAACCCCGTCACAGAACCTGACAAGGTAAAACTGACAGTCGTATTGGCTGTGCCTGTCTGTTGTACGCGATCTGCTAAAACAAGTGCCATGTTCTTTCCTTATTGGATGTCATTGACATCAGTCCATCCAGCAGAAGTTCCTGTGTCCACCGCACTCCATGAAACGGTTTGCGTATCATCCACATTATTCCAGTTTGCAACCTGAGAGTCCACAATTGCAGCCCAGCCATACAAACTATAAAGCTCTGCAGCAACAAAGCTCTCAAAGATAGATTCGGCAAAATGCGCAACAATGCTGTTCACATCATTGCCTGTAACGTTTTCTACCAAAGATTCCAGAAATGCAGCAGAAGCAACGTAGGCGGCAGCAGGAGAATAGTTTTCAACAATTGAAAAAAACAGTGCGTTGGCAATTGCTTCTACGTCAGCTGATGTAAACGCTTCCGTTACAGACGCTGCAAATTGAGCAGAAATTACATCCGACTCAGCAGAAGTAAATCCTTCTGTATCACTTACACTAAATTGCGCATTGATGGTTGGGGAGTCTGCAGAATTGTAACCTTCAACAATGCCTTCATACAAAACAGCATACTCTGCATTTGTATCGGCTGAAGTGAAAACTTCCGTGATTGTCTCAAGAAACGCAAAAACCTGCGTACTTAAATCTGCCGAACCGAAGTTTTCCGTAATAGAAAACGCATAGACATTATTGCCAAGCGTTGCAAACGGAGTTCTAGCAAATGCGGCTATGCCAAACATCTACCACCCCTTAAGAAGTGGCTGTTGTGCTGTACGTAACGCTGACGGTGTCACCTGCAGTTGTTGCCTTGGCCGTTCCAAACAGTCCTTCCGAGTACAGAGTACCTGCAGTAGAACCTTGCGTATTGACGGCGCCAGTACCCAACACCAAGAAACAACCGTAAACCGTGCCGCCAGAACCAGTGATGGTGTATGTGATGGCGGAAGCAGTTGATGATGTCACGTTGGATGGTGTTGAACCTGTTGATGTGGCAGATCCAAATGAAGCTGTGCCGCGCACTGCAGAGCCGACCACGGTGTAAGCGGTGAACTCCGTCCATGTGTGCGATGCCATAGTGTCAGACGCAGCTGCTGTAAATGTGTTGCCGATCAAACCAAGATAAGGGCCTGTAACGCTGTACGAACTGCCTTTGAGAAAGGTGTCAAGCATCAGTTGTTTGCCCACGGCCACAACCAAATTGGGGAACTCGTCAACCCACTTTAGCTTACCGTCTTTATCGCGGCACTCAACGTGATACCAGCCTTCAACGCCCATGCCCTCGGGGATGGTGGCTTTGGCTTGCATTGTGGCAACAGCGTGGTCACCAAAGTTTGAAATTTCGTTTGCCATGTTAGCTCCTTAAGCGATGCGGATGATCGCTGATGTGTTTGTCACTGCAGGAAATTGTACGGTGAATGTAGCGTTGGATACCTTGTTGCTGCCGAAGTCCAAAACGCAAACAGCCGGGTTGGTTGTGCCGTTGTTCAAATAGATCAAAGCCCCGCGAGCAGTAATTGGGCCAGTCCAAGATGCGTTTGCAAATGAAATGTACGCCGTGTCGCCGCTGGTTCCCGTTGTTGGGGTTTGCGTAATGGTCAACAGTTGGCCACCTGCTGCGTAGCTACCGCCTGTGGTTTCGCCCACGTTTGTGTACGCAGTTGTCGTTTGGTTCAGCGTTGCCGCGTTGGTGTACAACGCAATGTAGTACGTGCCCGAGGTGAAGTTGTACACCCCGTTCATCAAACCTGTTTTGAAGGCGTCGCACGCCCAGTTCCCATTGAACGCCATATCAAGTCACCGCCTGTCTGTACTGGGGCACGCGGTACGCATCGGTTCTTTCCAAACCATCGCCCAAACGTTTGGCCAACTGCAACGCTTCTTTGTACTTGTCGTCATACATCTTGATAACGTCCACTTCACCTTTCATGAAGGTGTATGCTTCAACCAAGCAGCCGTAAAGCAACACAGTATCAAAGTTTTGGCCAAGCCAAGAAGTGCCGCTTGCGTTGGTGATGGAAGCAACAGGCACGGAAAAACCTGAACCTGCGCCCCCAATACTTGTAGCGGCAACGGAAAGCACGTCCCCAGCGGTGTACTGGCATCCAGCCGAGGTCACGGTTACGGTAGTAACAGCGCCGCCGGAAACGGTTACGGTGGCCGTAACCCCGGAACCTGTGCCGCCAGTCAAAGGCACATCAAAATACGTACCATTAACATAGTTGGAGCCGCCTGTTACGGAACCCAGCGCTGCAATTTCGGCCTGAATAATCGACGCGGGGTAGTAGTAATAATGTAATTCAACGCTGTAGCTTTGGTCAGGGGTAGGCCCCATTAAAAAAGACAGGTTGTTAGTGACGCTGCCGCCAGAAATTGTGGGGCCAAACAAAGCGTAGTACGCGGGTTCTCCCGTGCTGGTTGCGGTAGGGTAGGCTTCTCGAATAAAGTTGACGTCTTTGTTCAATAAAAAAGTGTAGTTACCCGAAGGGTCAATAACGGCTAGTGAATACACCGACAAAAAGTCCGTGGGCGCAGACAAATAAGGGCTTGTACTGGTCACTGTCCCTGTCACGTTTTTGCGCAACGAAGGGAACTGGATGACGTTAAAAATGCGCTGTTCGGCCTGCTCGATAAAACGATTAATTTGTGTATTGGTAGAAACAAGTGTGCCGTCCGCCAAATACATTGGCGGGAACTGGTTTTCCGTATACGACTGAATCGCGTTAACGAGTTCTTGGTAGGTCATGCCATTGGGCCTCGGGCCATCACGCCTTTAGTTGCTGCGCCAGTGCCACGGATTTTGATGCCTGTGGATTTTGGTTCAGCAGTGATATTGCCAAGGCTCACACGGCGTGCAGGCATACCACCGGGAGTGGGTTCATCAGCTTTCATGGTATTGGGATCGGTCATGTACTCAACGCCAGAATCGGCTTTGGACATGGCTTTGCCGCTCATGGTGTGAGGTTTGGCGTACACAGAAGCGGAACCCACCTCTTTGCCGCCTTTTTTCATGCTGTACTTGGCCATATTAGCCTCCGCGTTGGTTTTTAGCGCGAGCCATGTTGCGACCCATTGCACGCATGTCTTTGCCGGTAGGACCGCCTTTTTTCAACTTGGTCAAGTTGGTCTTTTTGTTCTCGTGCAACTGTTTGTCGTGCATACCAAAAGCTTTTTTGATGAGCTTCTTGTCCTGAGCCATGTCAGATTTTTCGGTTTCCATTTTTGCCATGATCGACTCCTTACGTCGTTTGAACTGTAACTGTACCAATACTCACGCTCAATGCCAAGTTATTTGGCGTTAGCGCAGCATCAAAATACTCGGAGCCTCCCACTGGGTTCCAACCCCATTGAAAAACCCGACTGCCGCCTTCGTTGACGCCGTACCCTGCTTGAGTCACGCCGCCATTCACTTTTATCTGCAAACCATCGTTGCCAGAAACGTAGTAACTACGGTCTGGGCGCGGGTTGCGCACGCCTTGTGGATCATCCACTGGGAACTCGCCCAAGTGTAACTGCGGATGGTCAGGATCCCAACATGGGCCGCACACCAACAACTCGTAGTTTCTGCCCTTGACGACCTCGCGTTTGAGACCGGTCAGCTTGAAGCGAAAACCACAGCGATCGCACTCCGCAATCGAATTCTTGCCGGATGCAAACCGATTACCCATCAGGTGCCCCCGATGAACATTTGTCTAGGCACGAGACGCAACGCGGCGCGTTCTTGATCTTCGTCTGCTGCCGTCATCCACGCTTCGTCGTACTGCTGCTTCAAAACACCCAATCGCTCCATACCGCCGGGCACTTTGAGCGCAATGTAGTAGGCCAGCCCTGCGGCCATGCAAGGAATAAAGCGAAATGGCACGTCCATCACGTTGACACCGTTGCCGGCATCCTGCGTGCGGCGCAGCCGCCAGTACACAAACTGGTATTGCGCGAATTGTCTGGGGTTGGCCACACTGTGACGGCAGGCAAGTACTGTATTGACACGGCAGCGCCACTATTGTGCGCAGCGGCGGTTGTGTTGTTTTGCCCACGGAAACAGTTGTACAGATTTGTGCCGTCGGTGTAGCCGTAATTGATGGTTTCGTTATCAATTTGCACAAAACCTGCGTAGGGCATTCCCACAGTGGAGCCAACGGGGATTGTGGTGGCCGTGGCGCTGATTGCCGCCGTCAAAGTGGTGCTGGAAGACGATGTTTGGCCATCCAAACGCTGTACCCACACCTGAATTGGACGCGCTTGCTGCAATTTGTTGGGCAAAGTCGCGTAGGTTGACACGCTGATGCGCGTGATTGTCAAATCCGCTTGTGTGGAAGCCACATTTGCCCCCGTGCGGATAACATGTTCTAGCAAATCTACGGTGTCATTGGGCAGCGCGTAGGTATTTTGACCCGGAACCAAGGTAATTTCGCCTTGGTCAATCGTCCACATGTTGACGCCACGGTTTGCCCAGTCAGCAAACAGTAAGTTTAGGGAACGACGGGCTGTGCGCAGGTCGTAGCCAGTGCGCAATTCGCTTCCGGCGCGTTCAAACGCCTCCTCAACCAAGTCGGTGAGTTGCAGATTGAACGATGTTGAGCCGGAAGTTACTGTTGCCATGATTATTTCTTCGCAGTTTTTGCGGAATCAATGAATGCCTGCTCCGTTGGAGCACCCTTAGCACCGGGTTTGCGCATTTTCTCACCACGCTTGCGCTTGGCGTTGATGTTCGCATAAAGACCGACTTTGCCGCCCTTTTTGTACTCGGTGAAGTCGGTGTCGTCGCGGCGTGCTTTGCGCGTACCGCTTGGCATCTTTGAGGAGGCAACCGCCCCCATACCGCGACTGGGCATCATTTGCGAGTCATCCCGCCACCGCACATGGCTTTGACTTTTTCCTGTTCGTACTGATGGCCAGCGCCGTGCTTTTTGAACATTTCGCTGTGGTGCATGTGACCGCCGGCAGAGTGTTTTTCCACGGCCTTGTGGTGCATTTCGTGCGCAGGAAACTTGTCTTCGTTCATGTAAGGAAAATCGTTTTTCATTTGAAACTCCTTATTTCATTTTTTTGGCCATACCGCCGCGTTTCATCGCGGGGCCAGTGCCGATATCGTTGCCAGCCATTTTGATGACGCGACCTTTGGTCTTACCGCGCTCGGCCAAACCATCACGGCTAGGAGCAGCAGTGCGCACCTTGGCCATTTTTTCGGTTGTCAAACCCTTTTTTTCGCTAGTACCAGTGGTACCTGTTGTACTTCCTTTAGCCATGAGGCCTCCTGTAGAAAATTTGCGGCCTTTGTCGGCCTTGCTGAAATCTTGTCCCACAGACTGAGGGACTCCGGCTTTCTTGGCGAACGCGGCGTTGTGCGCCACGGCCTCCATGAAATTGTGTTGCTTTTTGCTAGTTGAGGGCACTTCTTTGCTCCCTCATGTAAGCATCCAGCTTGTCGTTGAGTTTATCGAAACGTGAGTCCATGTGCAAAAGAAATTTGTCCATTTCGGCCTGCGTCACGTTGTCGCGTGCAATTTCTTCTCGCGTGCGGTTCAAAAGAATCGTCACACGGTTGAGTTCGGTGGACTTTTCTTTCAAGTTCCACGCCAGCAAACCAATGAAGGTGGTCAGCAAAATGTTCCAGATGGGAATTTCCATGTCAGCACTTCCACGCCCGAAGGCTTTTGTTAATCCGGCTGTCTGGGTCTCTGGCGGTCTTGGTCGAAGTCAATTTCTTCTTCATCCCTTCCATCCGCGCACAGAAAGAATCCTTGCGTTTGCCGCCTTCGGGCTGAGGTGCTTTTAAGTTCATCCCCGCCTTCTTTGCGGACGCCCGCCCTTTGGCGTTCAAGCCGCCATTGGGATTCTTGCCTTCTTTGCGTTGCCATGCTAGTGTCTTTGCCATGTTATGCCGCCTTCAATTTTGCCTGACGTTGTTCTTCAAGCATAGGCTTGATAACGTCTTCAACAAAGTCGCGTTTGAACTCTTCTTGGCCGATGTGGGGCAGGCTAATCTCAGCATCCACCCAGCACTCAAATCCTGCCTCGCGTGCGCGATCGCAGAACAGGTAGTCCTCGCCGGTGTACTTCTTGTCGCGCAAGGCAAAGTCAAACACCGCAAATGCAGTTTCATTCTCGCGGGTCTCGTACTCCCACTCGGGATGGTCAGCAATGAGCTTCTCGATCACGTAGCGCTTGATGAGCATGAACCCTGTGCCCACACGGTTGACCTTGAGCATGGATCCGTCAAAGATCATGTCGCCGTTGTCGTCGCGGGGGATGTCAAGGAAGAAAAATTTGTCCGAGGCGCGGCGTGGGTACAGGCCGGCAGCAACGTCTTTGTCGCTACTCTGCGCCAGCAAGCGCATCACGTCGTCGGGCATGACTACCACATCGGAGTCAAGGAACAGCATCTCGGTGCAGTCGGACTTCATGAATTCGTTGACCAAAGAGTTGCGTGCCATCGGGATGATGGAGCAGCCGGCCATGTAGCTCAAATCGATGCTGACCCCGTGTTTGTGCGCAAGAGGCATGAGCGAAGCCAGACTGAAAGCTGTTCGGATGTTCAGCTTCCCGTCATACGTGGGGATCGCAATAAAAACCTTGCGCCCCGCTAGCTCAACTTGCTTGGTATCAGCCATACTGAATTGTCTGGAAAGTGATGTTGGTCACAACAACATAGACGCCGTTGAACGCCAAAATGCCTTCGCCAGAGAAAATGGCTTGGAAAGGCTGAAGCGCCGTGCCGGTGTTGTAGCTGGTCAACCACTTGTCTGCCGTGTAAATGCAGGCCGTGCCAGTTGCAATCGTTCCTGAATTCAAGTCAGTGATTGT